TCCCCGCTTATTACAAGTGGTGGTGGTTGGGCAGGCCTGAACACCACGTACTTCCTCTATTATGTTGCAGCAACGGGGGCGGTTGCGGCGACTGATACACCGGCTAATATCCTATTCTCGGATCTTGGGGATCCTGCTGGGGCGTCCCCGTATCCTGTGGGCGGGGATGTCCTGCTTGGGTGGTTTACAACTGCCGGCGGAAACGTACTTGATGTCCAGCCGGCCCGCGTTTTTGGGAAATTTGATCATGCCCTTGCATTGACTGTAGGCTCTGGTGAGTCGGCGAACTTTTCGACCATTGAGTCCGCCGTAGGCTTCGTACAGAACTTGCTCACTTTTGTTACAGCCGGTGGTACTGGGGATTCGGATTACAATTTTGAAGCTACTATTCGCCTGACTTCCTCCGTGGTGGTTACGGCTGCCACAACTATTACGCAGCTTGATTCTTTGGTCATTGACGGAGATGGGCATACTCTTACCTGGGCCCCCACGGGAGTTACGGATATCTTTATTGTTGACGGTGATGTTACCTCGTTGACTCTGAAGAACGTAGTTATTGCTCATGATGATACGGCTTCTGCCGGCCATGCTGCTATCCTCATGAGCCCGTTGACGGCCCACTCGACAACGGCACAGCTGATCTTGGAGAACATAACCTTCGCTGCAGTTTCTGGGTATCCCGCCCATTTGCTGCAGATTACCTCTGGGGGCAACAACCAGAATCTTGGTAGGCTTGAGGTTACCAACGTAAGCTGGGAATCCACGGAACATGGAATTAACATCGACGGTGTTACTGCGGGTGTAGTCGGTCTTGGGTCTTGGGATATCAATGATTTCCGTTTCCGGGCTAGGGCTAATGCTGCTACTCAGGCGGCGATCAACATCCGTTTGGATGATGCGATCGCTACCACATACTCAAAAGCTTTCCGGAAGGTCCGCAACTGCCACCTACATTGCGAGAGTACTGTTGCGGGGGATGCCTTTGGTTACGGCGTGTACCTTACGGGAGCGCACGCGGACCATGCCCAAGTCCTCTCTACGCACATCTATGATGTCGCGGTAACAGCGGTCTATGGGGATGTCGAGTATCTGGTAGTAGGCGATGGCTGTGAGATCAATAACACTGCGTGCACAATTGTAGGTCCGATAGGGCCCGCTATTTACTCGAACCAACCTTATCCGCGCATTAAGGATGTTGCGATTACTGACTATGACGGCACTGCATTTTGCATCCTGACACCGCAGGCGGACTATGGGATTGTTGGGCCGGGGATACACAACGTTGCCGCCACCAAAACGCCTAGTGGAAACGGGTTCCAGATTGGGGGCGAGAAATGCGTAGTGAAGGAAAGTACATTTTCCTCCCTTATAGCTAACGGCGGGTCTGCAATTGCGTTTACCGCGGATGGCGGGAAATGCTTGAATAACACCATCCAAGATTGGGATTTTGCGGTAGGAATGCTCATCTCTTTCGTGGGCGCATCCAATGCGGATCCCATGCTGATTTCCGGCAATACAATTGAGGGGAGCACTTGTTCCGCTGCTCTATTCTGTACAGCCGATTCCACCAACGTCACCATCACAAATAATAGCGTGCAGGTGGCCGCGGGATTCTGCTTTAGCACTTTTGCCCTTGTTGCGCCGGCTACCCATCGGTACTGGACGATGACAGGCAATACTTTCGAGACGGCGGATGCTGGTTGTGTGAGCCTTGGTACTAACATCGCTTGGAGCTCGTTTACTGGGAATGTGTTCATCAGCTCTGCGGTTGCTGCTGGTGGTGTAGATCTTGTGGATGCTACAACAGCTCTGGGGGACACTATTCAGGCCCTTACTTTCACAGGCAACACTTTCTGCGGGCCACAGAATGCTGCGGCCCCACATCACCTTTCCATTACCGGTGCTGGTGCCGAAGTCAGCTGTACTGTCGTGGGGAATACTACATACGACACTACAGGCGGCGCAGGTGGTGGTATCCTGGCCCCGGGTACGGTAGCGAGCAATACGGTTTACTAAGAGGTAAAGAAGGGGGGCGAACGCCCCCCTAAGTACTACTTGGTGCCGGTGTTGGCAATCTCTACCAACTCAGCGTAATTCGCGACGGGATCCTCATCTTCATCGTAGTCGATGACACTTTCGTTGCAGATGTAGAGCAAAACGGTCTCCATATCCGCGATTCTCTGTACGAGTTTCGGGAGCAGCTCGATATTCTTCATTACCCCTGTCATCGCGACGAGATCGTTCTGGACTGAAGATACCTGCTTCTGGGTATTACCCAGGTCTACCGCCAATTCCTTGAGCACGCCGATGATTGCGGCGGTATCAGCTCCTACTGCAGGCGCTTCCGCCGGCGCGTCGGCCTTCTTCTTGCCCAGCCGCTTGGTCCGCAGCCTCCGGGTCTTGGGCGGCTCGGCCGCAGGTTTCTCCGCCACAGGTTCCTCCACCACAGGCTCTTCTGCGGGCTCCTCCGCAACTTCTTCCACAGGCTCCTCCTTTACAGGTTCCTCCTTTACGGGTTCTTCGGGAGCAGGCTCTTCCGCCTCTTTACTCTTAGCAGCCAGCTTCTCTCCCTTCTTGGTGAGTACGATCTCCGCCTCGGAAAGGGTGCCTCTTGGTGGCACGGTCTTGATCTCCCCATTTGCGTAACGCTCCCACATTTCAAGGAATGGGACGAGATCCTCGGGCAGCCGTTCCCAATACTTGCCGGTGGTATAGTCACCGTCCAAAAGTTTCTCCTGATGTTCTCCGATAGCTGCTATGAGCGTCTTGGTCTCCGTCAGGGCCATTACAGCGGTTGGGTCGAGCTCTACCTTGTGTGCAAGCAAGATCCGCATCTCAAAGTGGCTCAGTTCCTCAAGAACTTTATTTGAAATTCTCTTCATCTATTTCCTTCCTTACCAGTGGGAGTTGCTCGTAGCATGTGGCCATTACGACCTCTGCGCACGCGACACATATACCAGCGCACTCCAGGTTGAGTTGGTGACGGTATTGTTGAACAAAGGCCTGCATTTCTACCGCGGCATTCCGGAATGGAGTTGGGACACCGGGATCAATTAATATTCCACCGAGAATTTCTCGGAGGAGATCTGTTGGCACTGAGTCATCAACTGCGTATCCTTCATTTTTCGCCGTGGTTACCATCTCCCCATGGCTGATGAATTTTAGAGCCACTCCCACACCTCCAACTGAACCTCGAGTCTTGGGTTTTCTGCGTCTTCCCGCTTTGTCACCAGCAGCATTGTATGGTTTGCATCATCCACTCCCGATGCAGCAACAATACAGTCCTGGAAGAACTTAATCAGGTTCGACTGGTCAATCCGGCGGAACCGGAACTTCGCGGTCTTCGGCCAACCTTTTGAGAAGACGGCCGGCAGATAGAACTCGAGCACTAATCGGTATTCCGCATTTGGGTCTGGGGTCTCTCGTAAGCCCCAGGCGTGGAGTAGCCCTGCTACAACTTCTTTTTGGAAAGCTCGCCCAACCTTGCTGAGTGCTTTACGCCCATCCTGCTTCCTTGTGATATACAACCTGTTTACAGATACTGCGCCCAGGTCTTGGGAAACAAGCGGGATGGTTGCCTTCCAGAGCATAACTAATCCCCCCTGAGCAGGCTTTGCTTCGGAGAGGAAAAGTGTCCTTCCTTGCGCGTTCTGCGATTAATTTCTCTGTACACCCGATCCCTGGATTGCCCAATCGAGGACTTCTTCAGGTTCAACGAATCGACGAGGCTCGAGAAGTGGCAATGCTGCGCATCTACCTTTATGAACTGCCAGTCAAGGACAACTGCATTATCCCTGTCTTTCGCAGTGGGAAGGCCGGGGTGCCCCTTGTACTTGAAGTACAAAGCAGCTTCCACCAGCTTCCGCAGCCTAACTACTGCTGCAAGGTTCCCTTCTTCTTTTGCCAGCCGACGGATGATGTAATCGTAGCGCATTACACACGCATCATACAGACGGTTCAGCTCTCCCATCGAAAGCGCTGAGATATCCTCGGGCAGTACTGGTTCCGGGACCTTCTCAGTGGGTACGATGGACAAGCCAAGGGTCTCGAGAACTTTGGTTACGGACCCAGGTACATCATTGTAGGCCTGAATCTTCGCCTCAAGCTCAGCGAGCATCTCGTCAATAACGGCGGGATCCATGTCTTTCGGCATCGCCACCTCCTAGCTTTTGTCGTTCATACAGTACTCGTTGTACCGACACTTCGAGCACCAGAACTTGTTTTTGATCCGCGGCGGGGTAGTCCCCTCCTTGACGTGCTTCATCGCCCGCCCGATATTCTCCAGTATCCCTTCCCAAATGTTGTGGTCGAAATAGACCTTGAATTCGCAGTCCTCCCCCGTGTTACGATTGAAGTAATAGAGGATAGTCCGCGGGATATCGAGGACAAACATATAGCAGTGCACCTGCAAGATGTCGTCTTCCCGGGGCTTCCTAAGGTTTTTATACCCGGAATCGCCCAAGGTCTTATACTCGATGATCCAATCTTTAGCGGCCATAACGCCATCGATTCGCATCGAGAGTTTATAGAGTCCATAGCGTACCGCTTTCTCTGCCTCGAACTCCTCCGCTCCCACTGCCTCTGCCGACCATTCTTGAAGTTTATCGTGCAAGGCGTGCCCAATGCCGCCCAACTTCTGGTCCAACGGGGAGGCTGTCTCTCTCCCCGGTGTCCCCTCCCGCAGGTTGTAGACAACTTGCCGATCGCACTTGCCGATACCTGAGGGGTATATCCACCCGCGGCTGTTCCTTTCCTTCGATCCCTTGCCGCGCATGTAGGCGTCGATTTCCTCTTTGAGGGAGAACTCAATATTCTCGAGAGGAAGCTCTCCCCCAAGACAACGGTGCTCGAGCGGGTCCTTTGGCTCAATATACTCTCGTTTGTCAGGTTCGGACATCTAGTTCCTTGCAAATTTCCTGGAACCGGTCATAGCCGACTGCCAGGACTTTCTTGTTAGAGTTTGTGAAAGCGATGCGCACATTACGGTGTTCCACTGGATCGAGCTTCACGGAGAAATATTTCGTTGTGATAATCTTCCTGTGTTCCTCACTTACCCAATCCGGCAATACGTATAGCGCACCGCGACCTTCAAATTCGATGAGGTAGATCGGAAGAGGGTCGGAACACTGCTTCTCCAGCAGTATGAAATCCCGGACATCGAAGCGATAGGTTTTCGCCTGTGTATCCTTATGTTCCATCAGGAATTCGCCTGCGCTCCTAACATCCCTCTTCAATCCCCAGAAAGCACCGGAGGCAGGACGTGCCTTACCTCCGTGCTTCCGGGCAACCCGTCGTTCCCTTCGAGTCCTCTCGTTCCCCATCACTTGTACCGTATGCTGGCCAACCCGGCTGCTGCCAGGACAGCGGTGTACAGCTGATCGTAAATGTCTTTGTCGGACAGATACTCCCGTAGGCCGTTTAGTCCTTGGAAGCTCTGATCCCCAAAGTAGTAATACGCTCCCTTCCGTAGGATGAGGTTGTACTCAACTGCTGCGTCAACTAGGTCGCGGATAAGGTCTGCCCCCATGTAGTAGAGGAAGTTGAAAGAGCCTTCAGCCCCCTCGCTTAGCCCGCACTTACCTTTCTGCACTTTCCACCCAATATCCTTTCCGATTACAGTGGGCCCCTCTTTGAGGGTACCAATCGGGCGGATGTGGATGTCCGCTGCCTTCAAGTGCTTCAACGCAAAACCACCGGTCTCGCTTGTCTTCTTAGCGTAAGGACCGGTCGCCGACATATTCGCACGCACCTGGTTGATCACCATAACAGTAGTCTCGTTGTTCGGGAGCACCTTCATGGCGTTGTAGAACTTCCGCTGGAAATCCGCCATCAATGAGGCAAGCGCAGCGGGACGGGTAGTATCAAGCAAAGAAGACTGCTTATGGTACCCTGTTTCCGCGGCTGGCAGCTCGTTGATAATTCCAAGCTGGAACCGTCCGCACTCTACACAAGCGAGGACCGCTTCCAGGATGGCTTCTGCTGGATGTTTTTCGTCTGTCATCTCCTTCAGCTCAAGATTGATGATCTTCCCCTTCGGCACCAGCTGATCTTTGTATTGCGGGTCATCTGGTGTAATGCCCAGGCTTGCGAGGTCTTCGGAAGGCTCCATATGGACCCCGGCCATCAACATCGCTGTTCTATCAAGCTTGTAGCCAAAGCTGGCAATGAATATCGCAGCCTCATCGCCATAGGCTTCTTGGACCTCTGCGATCATCCGGTTGGCCAGATAATCCTTACCTGAACCTTCAGGCCCAAAGAGTTGGTTCAGTGTGCCCGCAGGGATTCCTCCCCGTAGGCCAATGTCGAGTCGAGGGATTCCGAATCTCCTGCGCAAACTGTAGCTTGTGACTACTTCGTCTGCCGGGCGGAATTTGACTCCTTTCGTCTTGGCCGCAATCTGCTCCAAAACGTCGTCGAGCGGTATCGGGTCGCTACCCCTCTTCTTTTTCTTTGCTACCATCAGTTTTCTCGAAGGGTTTTGTGCCGCAGGCGGGGCACTTTGTAACTGGCCCGTGTTGCTCTGTCTTTGCTCCGCACACCGGGCAGGTGGCTCCTACTCCTGCCGCCTTCTCCAATGCGGGGTCGGTCTCTACTCCATATTTTTCCATCTACTTCCCCTCCCTCCAATTGTCCGCATACGCCTTATCAATTGTAAGCGGAATATCTGGGCCCAATGTGAGTGGTCCCAGCGGGTTTTTCATGTGGTAATCCACTGTAGTATTGAACGCTTCATCGTGCTCTAACTCTTCGTCTATTTCGATAACAAGCTCGTCGTGCACCTGCAGCAAAATCGTAGCTTGCCCGGAGGTGAAATACTTGTTTCTCCATAGATTTACCATTGCGGCTTTGATGATGTCTGCGGCAGAACCCTGGATTGGGCTATTCTTCGCTCGACGTTCGTCACTGGCTGCTCTGGCACGGTTGGCAGAACCCAGGTTAGGGAGCTGCCGGGGACGGCCCAAGAGTGTTTGGCAGTAGCCCATCTCTGTGGCCAGATTGATCGTATCACGGAAGTACTTGTGTAGCTCCGGGTAAGTTTCTCGGAACTTACGTAACAGGCTCTTAGCTTCGTCTACGGTAATACCCAACTGTTGCGACAGCTTGTGTGGGCCTTCTCCGTAAAGAATTCCGAAGTTAAGTGTCTTAGCCAAGGACCTTAGACGGAGAAGTTGTACTTGCCGTTCAGTAAGTAGTTCCTCATCCTCTACCTTTTTAGCCGCAATAACGTCCTCATATGGAACCTCGAACATCGCAGCCGCGGTTGCAGCATGGGCATCCTTCCCCTCTTGTATGTCCTTGGTCATCCGAACATCACCGGAGAGATACGCGGTTATTCGCCACTCCACCTGTCCATAGTCCATAACCAGCAGGCGTTTGCCCTTACTGGCTACAAAGACCTTGCGTACTTCCGGGGGCTGGTTCTGCAGGTTTGGGTCAGAACTACTCAAACGCCCGGTCTTCACAATGTGCTGATTGAACGTCGTGTGCAACCGCCCTGTCTTTTTGTGGACCAGGTTTTCCAGGTTAGCGACATATCGTGTGCGCATGTCGATAGTTTGCCTCCACTCCAGAAGCTTTTGCGCATGCTCGCTACCGGTAGCAGCCCACATCTTCAAAGTTTCTTTATCTAGGGAAGGGACACCTGTCTCTTCCGAGAGTTTGAGTGGGGGAAGCTTGAGATTATCGAAAAAGAATTCCGATATCTTCTTACCTGTCGGTCGAACCAGTGTACCTGCCTCTTTTGCGAACCAGCGCCGAAGATCATGCTCTCTTTGGTCCAAGTCCGGTCGCATTGCTTGCAGGGTGGTCATGTCCACCTCAACCCCCGTCATTTCCATGCTGAGTAGTACGCTGGTGAACGGGAGCTCATAGGTGCAGTAGTAGTCCCACAGTGTTTGCTCGTCCATGATCTTCATCCCCTGCAGAAGCTCCCGCAGTTTGATGAATACCTTGTACGTAGCGTAAGCATCGAGGGAGGCGTAGTGGCTAACGCGTTCTGGGTCGGTCGCCCAAATCTTGTCCAACATTTCCCCGATCTTGATTCCCCTCTCTTTCTTAGCTTCTGGGAAAGCTGTGGTGAAAGAGTACTTATGGATGTTGACCAGTTGGCTGGCAACAACGTCCAGGCTGTGCGGGGAGAGATCATCATAGAGTAGGTGCATTACAGCCGTGTCGTATGTCCGCTCGGGAATCCGGTATACGTGCACATTTATGTTATGCATCATCCAGGCGTCGAAGTTGGCATTGTGCGCAATTAGCTTTTGGTCTGGCTTCTCCATCAACAACTTGACCTCGTCGGCCATGATGAGCTCTGGACCAATACAATAGCGGCGCTTACCATCTGACAATGCCAGGAACCGGGCGATGTCCCGAGGTCGGCTGAGACCGGTGGTTTCGGTATCGTACGCCAACATCGGGGCATCCCACAGTTCTGCTACTGCCTGCTCAAGCTGGCTCTGCGTCCGGATAGTAATAGGTTTTGGCAGTAGATTTCCGGCGCGTAGCATAGCTCTACTCGTAGTTGATGGTCTTGGGCTTACTCGGCTCGGCGGAAGCGTCCCCACCTTCAGATTCCGCAAGCAGATGCTTGGGAACTTCATTTACGCCCATGATGTTTGCCTGCTCGGTAACAGGCATCTCTCCGAAGAAGGACTCGAAGTCGTAAGGCACCATCATGGCCTGGACCTCATCCGGCATTTCCTGCGGTTCCATCTGCTGGACGTCGCAAGTCAGTGTGCTGCCGGGTCCTTCACCTTCAATGGAAAGGAGGAGTGGGAAGTCGAAGATGTCGGAGGGGATGGGTGTATCACAACCCTTCACGAACTTATCCGTATCCTCGTCCTTCTTGAAACAACCGACGACCTTTTTGGCCGGGCCCTTGTGTACGCACATCGGGCATACGGTATCCTTGGTTTCCATCTCCTGCCGCTGTTCCTCGGTAACGGTGCTCTTTGCCGGGTCGAGGAATACCTCGTCGCACTCAGCACACACATACCGAAGCAGATGAAGGCTCCCACCACAGGTCTTGCAGATCTTACGGGCCTCTTCCATGACTTTCTGGAAGTTGTTCCAGTAGCCCTTTCCAAGGTTCAAAAACCCGCGGCGACCGTAGACGGTCTCGATCTTCGCATCGCAATATTTACACAAATTCCGGCCGAGTGCGTCGGTACCGGCACAACGTTCGTATTCGTACCAAACGGTGCCCTTCTCACTCTTCTTCTCGATCTTGTGGAAGTCCGCAAGCTCGATTGCATTGATCGCCACTCTCGGTTTCGGAATGTAATGATCGTTCTCTTCTTCCTGCATCTTATGGCACAGGAGACATTTCGCCCCCTCCCTCTGCCCTCCGTGACAGTTGCAGAGGATGAAACGATTTCTACCATCTCTTTTCAGCCAGGTTGCCCAGTACTCATACAAGGGCATCCCATCCTCATACTCCCCGGGATAGAGCCACACCCAGACGGGAGTGGGTCCCATGCGGATCGCCTTTCTTCTTTGGGCCCAAGCCGGGGCCTTGCGATCACCGCCCCCACCTTTCGGCTGCTTAGCCTTCTGTTTGTTGAACTTCTTGGTGAATGCTTGCAACTTGTCCATTCTGTTGCCCCACTATTGTTAGGATTGACGATAGATCCTCCGGCCGGAAGTCATCCGGGGAGAGATCCTCAGTACCCACAGGGTACGTTACTTGGTAGATGTCAGGACTTTGCCGGCGCAACCACTTCACCAGCTTCGGTGCTGACTGCTGCCCCGCAGCATCATTGTCGAGAAAGATGTAGACAGGTGCCCCCAGCCGCATCAGAAGAGTCGCCTGTTCCCGAGACATATGCGAACCCATCAATGCAACTGTGTAGTCCCACCCAGCCTGGGCGAGCCACATGGCCTGCTTGAACCCTTCTACAACAATAACGTACGGGATAGATCCCATGATAGCTGTTGTGTACATCGAGTGGAGGTTCCAAAGGAACCGTCCTTTGAATAGCTTATACCCGGAACAGGCCCGCGCCAACTCTTTGTCGTCGTCTCCGGCCTTTCGCAGGTCATCCCCCCGGTACAAGTGGTATCTGTACTTCGGGAACTTCGCTACTGAGCGGCCGGATATTCCAATGAGATTGCCTTTGTGGTCCCGCAACGGGAAAGTGATGCGGTCGAGGAACGGATCGAACCCGATCTCGTATTTGCGCAAGATGCTCATCTCAAACCCGGCATCCAGGAGATCCACCGGGCAGCTATCATATACCCCCAGCAGACCTTCAGGTAGAACCGGATTATCGAAGGTGAGCCCCTTTGCATACCGGATCGGTGTGATGCGCTCCCCCACAGTAGGGATATCCTTGGTGAGGGCATCGATTCTCTTCAAAGGGGTGCCAAGGTCTTTCAGCAGACCCTTCAAAGACCAACCGCGATTACAGGTGTGGCAGAAGGCCATCCCCGGAACCTTGGTTCCATAGACAGGACCAACATAGACGTAGAACGATGGCCTGCTTTCTCGCCCACCCTTATGGAATGGGCAGATACACGCCAGGTTCTCACCGGTGTGGTCTATAATGCGTAACTTATGCTCAAGCATCGCAACTATCTCACTACGTACCAGCATCGCCTCCCTCCGTATTCGGGTTTAGGCAATGCTCGGTTTCCGCGGTGCTTAGCAGGTGCGTTGCTGCGGATAGAGCTGCAAGTTGGTCCTTTGGAACATGTGCTGCTGTGCCGGGATCTCCCGTGCTCTTCTCCGCTACATCATGTAGGTCATAGGAGATGAACGAGAAGTTGTGCCCCGGTTTAGCGTGGATTGTGAATCCCGGGTGTTTGAATTCACGAGTTGCTGCTAAGTGCAGGGAGAGTTCTTGCTTCTCCTCCTGCAAAACACATCGTATGGCCATATCGCAGTAATACACCAGCTGCGACGCCATGGCCAAAGAAGCAGTCCCACGAGCCCCAGACCCTTTGAACTTCATGGCCTTAGATTCGTTCTCTTGCCAGATCATGATAGTGGGCACACCAGCTGTTGTAGCCATCTGTTTTACATCCTGTGAGATGGCTGCAAGGTCGCCCCATTTTAGGGAATGACCGCCTGCACGGTCATTCGTCATCATATACGCGCTATCAAGAACTACAAGATCGGGACGATACCGCTGGACTTTCCGTTGGATATCAGAGACACCACCGGGACTTCCATCGGCCTTCGAGGCGCGGGTAAACATCAGCTTACCGCTCCCAATTTTCTTTTCCAAGCGATCCATTGCGCAGGCGAGGTCGGTATACTCCTCTAAAGAGAGGTTACCGGCTCTAAGCCGCGAGTAGTTGAGTTTGGCCATCACCGATGCACACCGGAGTGACATGGTAGTCGCACTCATCTCCCGAGAGAATACCAAGACCTTATAGTTGTGCTCTATGAGGTGTATGGTCAGGTACAGCACCAGCCAGGTCTTCATGCTCTTCGGTAGTCCGAAGAAGACAATCAAATCTTCCTTCTGCATCCCCTGTGTGGCCTCATTCAGCTGATCCCAGGGCCACGGGATACCCAAGAGCCCACCAGATGTCGTTATTTGTTTCAGATAATCTGCGACAATCTGGGGGCCGGAGGTGCTAAAGTCTACATCGTTGTCCACCACATGCTGTTCATCGAGGTGTCCAATGCGGTCTCTGAGGAAATTAAGTGCTTCTTCCGGCTCTGCTTCCTGCAACTGTACCTTGAATTCCTCCCGGATAGCCTGTAGCTGCCGGCGAAGGAATTCTTGCCGCACTGTCTTCCCCAAATCCTTGAGGGGCTCTTGGGCGGGCGGGAAAGTCATTTGCGGGAACTGCTCTTCTAAGCGTTGCCGAGACGGAACATGCCCAAACTCAGTAGGTCGGTGGAACCAATAGTTGATGAACTCATAGGCTCCCCGGGCTTCTGCATTTAGGAAATGCTGTGGCGTTATCTTTTGGTCCTCCAGTATATGCAAAAATGCCGCCCGCGGATCAGGCGATTCCACAATTGCAGTTACCAGTTGGAGTCCCCAGGCGCTCACGTTACGAATCCTCCTCAGTTACCAGAAGATTCTTTGGTGGAGAATCATCGAACTCAGACACCACCGTATTATTCTTCTGGGTTGCGGAGAACAGAACGTGTTGCCGGGCTGCCCATTCCTCTACCTCATCCACAAAGGCATTGATAGCGGTGGACAGCTCCGGTGGCAGGGGAAACTCAACGGGGACCAAGAAGTCGTCCGGCCCGAGCAAACCAAGACGGATACGACCCGATGCTTGCCGCTTCGGGTCCATATCCATTTGGAGGCTCATCAGGAAGACTTTTGATAGGTTCGACACCAAGCCAGTTTTCATTAGCTTCCCTTCTTGAGTCGATCTCGAGCGAAGTCGAGCAGCTCTTTCCTTGCTACGTCGATCCACTCGAACTGTGTATGCATCGCCAGCTCCCTTGCCAGCGACTGCCCCTGGAGTACGCCGTCTGCGGTGTGTGGCGCATTCAGCCCAACCTTGGAGGAAAACTCGAGGGAGACAAACTGTTCTCGAGCGCCGCCGGCGATCGGGACAATCAGTTTATGCGTTTCCCTGTAGAGCACGGATTCCTCCACCCTGGCCTCTCCTGCGGAGAAGTCAGTTAGGGTGTTGTTGTACTTCTTGCGCCACTGCGCCCACAGATCGGGCTCTGTTTTAGAAGATACGGTAGCAGCGAACTGCACTTTCTCTGACATGGGCTACTCCCGCGTCCACTCCAACTGGAGTGCTTTTGGTTTCGACAGAGCCATGGTCTCCGTCTCGGTTACTGCGGCTTTGAGCTCATCTTCGCATTTGAGCCGCTCTGCTGCAATTTGCGCCTGGTCCACATCAATCCTGGTAACTACTCCCGGTTCGGTGAGAATCCCGGGTGCATTGAGGATGATCTGGGTGAAATCGATTTGGGGTGTACTCCGCTTGAAGTATGACTTGAAAGCCCCAATGTGAATCTTTTCTGGGTTGGCCCTCAGGTGCTTCTCAACGTCGGAGAGGGCGGCGTTGTACTCCTTCGCCAATTCCCCGAGCTCTTCAAGGACCGCAGCGTGCTGGGCCCTGAAGGCTTCAAGCTTCTGGGTAACTGTCTTCAGTTGGTTGAACTTCTGGGTTCTCCGCCGCCTCGAGGTAGCCCCCTCCGCGGCTTTCTGCATTCGTGTTGCCATACGCTTTCCTCCGTAGCATCTCATACTTTTGCAGTGACTCCACTGCGGAACAAATGTGTCCGAACGTTTCTTTGGCGGCTTCATCCTGCGATGCGCCCCCTTGTCGTAGGATGTACGCAGGGTGGTATGTCGGGAGCACCGTAGTGCGCCACTTACCATACCGTCCCTGGAGGTCCATTGTGCGGAATTTCCCGGCTACCTCGTACATCAGCACGCTTTTCCCGAACAAAGCTGTAGTAGCGACCTCACCCATCGTAATGATAAGTAGCGGATCCGCTATACGTAACTCATCCATCAAGCGTGGCTTACATGCCTTCAACTGTTTTCGTGAAGGAATTTGGCTGTTCGGTGTCATACACGCTACTGCGTTTGTGAGAAATACCTCCTTCCGGCTGAAGCCGGCTGTGTCGAGGAGGAGGTCCAGAAGTTCCCCTGAAGCTCCTACAAATGGTTTACCTTCTTCATCTTCGTGGCGATCCGGGGCTCCTCCCACAATAGCTACGTCTGCGGGAACAGGCCCCTGCCCCGGTACCAGGCGGTACCGATCGGCATACAAAGAACACGCCTTACAATCCATCCATGCGGAGCAGAGCTCCGTAAGTGCACTCTCGTGAGCAGTCTTTTCCATTGGACTACTCGGTGACTTTGAATTGCCAGCCACGATTCCTCATTTCTCTCATCAATGTTCTACACATAGCATTTGCCGCGGGAACCTGGTAATCCCAGAAGAATACTGCGACCGGGTGCCGCTTATCGTCATGGGATCGTAAGGCACGTCCAACGCCTTGCTGGACAATATTCCACTCCTTGAATGGGGTCAAGAAAAACACGGTGTCGAGCATCGGGGCGTCTAACCCTTCTTGAGCTACCTGTGTAGTTGCGAAAACTACCTTGTTTCGTTTCAGGATACTCTGTCGTTCGTTTTGTGGTACTTCTCCGTCGATAAGCCCGGAGTAGGGTACCGCCTGATTCAGTAACTCGACGTGTGCTTTTGAGTGGCTCAGAGCAAGAATCTTTCGGCCGTTCCCCTGGGCCTGCTGGATCTGTGCAATGATTGCCTTATTTCTGGAAAGGTCTTCCCCAAGGGTACGCCAGAATTTTCCTACATTGAAGTTGCCGATCTTATCCAAGATCCGCTCATCAAACATACTTAGCTGGGTATCCAACTTGTGGAAGTAGATGCGAGGTGTAATCTCATGAGAAATATCTGAATGGAATATTCCTCCGAGATGGGCGAGGTAGATGACCTCTAACCCATCACTCCGCTTTGGTGTTGCGGATAATCCGAGTCTGCGGCCCAAGAATAGTGGGGCTGTCTGAGAAAACAGCGGTGCTGAAAGGTGGTGTACCTCGTCCCATACAGCCAGGCCAAAGTGGGTTCTGATTCCGTCCGGGATTTGTCCATCCCGCGCTCGCCTTGCTAAAGTCTGCAAGGAGGCAATTACAAAGGGCCGGTCCCACTCGAAGCGGTCCTGCTGGATGATCCCGATCTCTTTGGGGGCTAACCACAGGTGTGTCTCCGCTTCTTTTCTCCACTGCTCCATCAGCCCGGTATTCGGGATGATGACAATTGCTGCGCGGCCCACCGCAGCGATCTTCTTCAACGCTAAGACGGTCTTTCCTTTGCCGCAGCCCAGGTTTAGGACTCCGCCACGAGCAAAGTACAGGTCTTCCCAGGCCTTACCCTGGTTACTCCGGAGTGCGATCTGATCCAGGAAGGGGTAACTGGTTCCCTCGACAACCAAGTCTATCACTGGTGTGGGTAACCGTTCGTAGGGGAATAGCTCCCTCGGCACGAGGATATGGTCGTCAGTCTCCTCATACATAGAAATGGAATATTCCTTCTTCGTTCGGTCATCAACTCCCAGGATGGTGCAGGCAGAACGAATCGCCGTAACATTCACCTTGGTCTTTGGTAGCCAAAGCATGCCACTTCGATACGTAGTTGAGGGGTCTACCCCGCCCGGGCCCAGGTTTTCCGGGAACTTACTCACTCTCTCCGTCCTCTTCACTCATACTTTGCACAGTGCCCGTTTCGGGCTGTTCTTCAGTATCACCCGGTTCCTCTGGAGTTTCAAGTATTTTCTTTACCTCCTTCAATCCTCCTTCGAGCGCTGCCAGCGCAACACGAATAACACTTTCTTTTTTGGCCATCGCTTGGCCTCCTCTTTTGTTAGGGGTAGTTTTCGCACACGTCTTATAACAGCTTCCTTCAATGCTTTCCGGGGCAACATCCTGCTTGACAGAGGAACGGGCACACAAATAGTATTGTTACGGTATCTGCTGGGAGGAAACCTATGGATTGGCGTTTTGCTTGTTACGATCTAACTGATGATGGTGGCGCACTTGTACGGGAACTGTTCCCCAACCCCGAAGTCTTGCCACCTTTTGTAAAAGAAGCTCAGGCTCCTACGGAAGAACTTCCTTCAGATCACTGGGCACTGACCTACGCTGATGGGATGCATTCCATGCGTAAGTTCGCCATGGTGGACCGCGGAAATGTCTGGTTGAGTACGATGTACTTCACTCGTACCGGCCACAATCTTCCCGAGCCTCTGCGCAAACTGGCTGCTCGTCGCCTGGAGGATGCTTGCGAGACATACGGTCTGCGGGCTCCCGAAGAACTCCACCAGCTGGCGGCGGGGGAAGATGTAAGGGCAGCCGCCCCCGAGGGCTTCGAGAAGGTTGCCCATGCGATTCAGCAGCAGCGGGAAGAAGAAGCATACAGTGGGTACGAAGAAGAGGTAGAAGCAGACTTCGATGCTCCTCTGGAGAAGGTAGCGGCTACCACCCCGGTAGACCCCGACTCCTTCGCCCGCGGTATGCAGATGCGCGGTCCTTATATGGATACGCATACACGCGAGTGGGCTTTTGAGCAGCTTGAGAAGATCGCGATGTCCCCACCGGCCCTTCTTGCCTTTGTCAATCACCTGGACCAGGAGAGCGGCATGTTCCAGCATTGGGGGAGCGGTATCCCCGATCCGGTAACTACCGTGTTCGGTGCTCAGGGTGTGGAAAAGCTGGCTGAGATAGCTAAGGTTGCCAGTAAGGTGTTCCATCTCGGGTCCCTCGTAGTTACCGATCTCGATATCGAAAAGTTGGCGGGTTCTGATGCTTTCGCAGAGCAGTTCCCGGCTTCGTTTGTAAACCAGTTCAAGGAAGCTCCTGTTGCGGTATTCAACAGCCTTCCCAAAGACACCCAGGTCTCGCTCGCAAAAATAGCGAAGAAGTGTTAATGCATGAACTCGGCTACTTTCCTTACGTCTCCGCTAACACACCCAATCGCCCTACATGTCCTCTGTCTTCGGGAATTTGGGCCTGAGTATCTTGGGTGGGAGCCTGAAACTATTTGGCAGGAACTGCGCTCCCGCTTTTCTCAGGAACCAAGCTTACTCAATAAATCGAAGATCAATGCATGTAGGACAGTACATACCAGCAAGGCACCTTATGATGATTGGTATGTATTCGAGAAGGTAGTACTTCCTTTTAGTTTTGTAGCACCACAATTCGGTGTTTTACAAAAACCTTCTGTAGCTGCGGCTACTCATGGGGTGCACGTTATGCAGCAGCTGCGGGCGCACCCTTACTCCTCCGATGTTGAAAAATATCTCGGTGGAATATTGTTGGCAGAAGGTTTCACTAATCCACCAAAGCAATTGCGTTTCCTGGGTAGACGCATACGGAAGGTGGTATCTCGGGACTTATATGATAAGATGGAAAAGATTTTGAACGGGACAGACCGGTCCTTGCCAAAGGATGCTGTCCTCGCTGCGCAGGTACTTCGGCACCGGGATTTGCAGAATTACCTGCTTGAATATAAGAGGCTGCAAGATGAGCATCTCGCTCTCGCGAACAAGATCGCTGCTCGCTAAGCACGCTGGGTGGAACCCCTTTCGAGGGCAATTCGAAGGATTCTACTCCAGAAAGCCGAAGCATCATGGTAAAAGGGTACTCCCCGGAAATCTCAAGCAGCACACCATACCCCAGGTAGTGCGGGCATATGCCAAGAATCCCGGAGAGGCTGCAAAGAAGAGTTGGACAGCCTTGGGTCCCTCGAAAGAAATCAAGGGGATTGCGACTCGCAAGGGGAAGTGGTTTCCCCGGCTTGCTTACAAGAAGGGTGTTCCTTCTGCTGCGGCTCCGAGCCTTGGACGGATTTTCTTTGTAGGACAGGCTTTAGAAGCGGCTCGTGCTGCTGCGCGTGCGAAGAAGGGCCAGAAAGGCCAACACGTCGGACGTATGTTGGGTGGTTCCCTGGGCTGGTTGGCGAGCGCACGAATGAAATTCCTTCCCTCCCTGGCGACATGGTCCGGCGGGGAAGCAGCGGGAGCTGCCCTGGGACGTTTGATCTCGAAGAAGACATAGGAGTGTAGATGTTTGGGAGCAACCCATACGATGTAGCGTCGGGCTCAAGCGGGAGATTCAGTGGTTACGGATCTCGTGCAGGAAGCACTGATTACGCTCCGTACGCCAATGTGTTTGCGGATGTCTCCAACCTGTACCTCCCGCGTACCGTAAAATCGCAATTCAAATGGTGCGAGTATTTCGCGGTCATGGACCCACTTATCCATGCAGCGATAGCCAAGCTCTCGGCGTACCCCATTACGGATCTTGCGTATCTGAGTGAGAACGAGTGGGTAAACGACACCTACAAGTACATCTTTGAGGAAGTATTCCAGATTCGTGCATTCCTCGTAGAGGTCCTGATGGACTACCATACCTACGGGAACTCTTTTGTATACGTCCACCACCCACTACGGAAGATGTTGGTGTGCCGGGAATGTGGGCACTCTGTTCCGGTAGAGTCTACAGACTACACCTGGAGTTCTTACCAGTTCATGTATACCTGCCCCAAGTGTACTTACAGTGGGTACGCCAAGGTTCAGGACCAGTACATCAAATCTTTGAAGGACCTGCGAGTCCTCAGGATCAACCCGAACTACATGGAGATTGAGCATAACCCCGCAACTGGGCGTACAATCTACGTGTACACGATCCCCCCTGCCATCTCGAACGCTATTCTGGTTGGTCGGAAGGATACCCTGCAGACTATTCCGCAAGCGTTCATCAACGCTGTTGCCAAGGGCAAGAAGCTGGTTTTCCGCCCGGGAACAATATTCCATCTGCGTAGAACATCCATTTCAAGGCATGATGCCGGCTGGGGTCTCCCCCTGATTACCCCGGTAATGAAGACCGCGTTCTACTACAGGATTCTGCTGAAAGCGCAGGAAGCGATTGCCCTCGAGCACATTGTACCGATGCGTATCTTCTTCCCGCAGACCTCCGACCCGAAAGCGGATCCCTATACCACGTATAACCTGCTCGACTGGCAGGACCACGTAAAGTCTGAGATTACTACCTGGAGGAAGGACCCTAACTACATGCCCGTAATGCCGTATCCGGTGGGGCACCAGGTTGTTGGTGGGCAAGGTAAAATGCTTCTGCTCCATAACGAGATTAAGGTTCTGCAGGAGCAGATTCTCGCGGGTCTCGGCGTCCCCTCTGAGTTTGTCTTTGGCGGGTTGCGCTGGAGTGGGTCAAGCGTTTCGATGCGGACAATGGAGAACTCTTTCCTCCGTATGAGGGAGGATGTCCACCATATGATCAAGTTCATCGTTAGGGACATTGCTAATGCTTTCGGCATTCCTCTGTGTGAGGTGCGGCAGAAGCCCTTCCGCATGGCAGACGAATTGCAGAAAGCCGCATATGACCTCCAGCTTTACGACCGTAAGCTCATCAGCCCCGAGACTCTGCTGGAATCCAGGGACCTCGACTTCAATACGGAACAGCAGAAGATTTTCAACGATCTGGATATCATGCGGAAGATCAACGAGAAGACCGCTACCGACGGCGCGGAGATCAACGGAGAGGCTGGAATTATCTCAGCTAAATATCAGGGAGAGCAGCAGAAGGCTATGCAGGAATCGATGCCTCCGCCTCCTCCAGGGCAGGTGCCCCCCGGCCAGGCCCCTCCGGGACAGGCACCGCAGGGCGCTCCCCAGCAGCCCGGTAGCCTGCCTCCTGAGCAAATGCAGGCATTAGGTGCGCGTCCAGAAGATATGGCTATGCCTCCAGCAGCTCCGGAAGCTCCGCAGGTTCAGCCCCCTACCGGCCCGGAGACTGAACTCCTGGCAAGGCAGGCTGCCCGTAGCCTATTTGCTCTGGATTCCTTCCAACGCCCGAAAGCGCTTATTAAGCTGCAGAAGCAGGTTCCAAGCCTTTACCCTGCAATTCTCGATGAAGTAAATAGAATGCAGGTTGACCAATTCAGCGGTGGTCCCCCTCCCCTAACAAGTAAGAAGTAAAATAGGGGCCCAAACGCGCTATGCGCCGGGCCCCAACATTTTCGCACGAAGTACCTTTTACGAAGGGACACCCTTCAGTTGTATTTGCTTTCGGTCCTTCATAGGGCTTTTTCTACGAGGAGATCTTTCGCCTCATAGATTAGTTCTACACCGACACCAATCAGGAAATGGCCGGCGAGGAATAGCCCCAGCGCCATTGGGTGTTACTCGTCGTCCTCTTCGTCAACCCAATCTCCAAGGTCTTCGTCTTCGTCAACGGCCAATCCGTCGGCGAAGTGGTCGAGGGAGGTTGTCCCTCCGTCGTGGCTGTCTACCATCTCATGCTCCTTCCTCCGTGTTAGAGTATGCGGGGTATCCGCTCCTTACATTTCCCTTATACCAGTTAGAGTAAAGAGGTTGACGCTACTACCCCCCATCCAATATCATGGAGCGGAAAGTGCCGTCATGGGGTGCGAAAAAAATGCTTGTCCTTAATCCGCAGACTCTTACTGATAACCTTCAGCAGAAAGTAGCCGACAAGATAAAGAGCTTCTTCCCGCTTGTAGGCAAGAAACACGTCTTGAAGCTAAACAGTGTATTGGTCTCCGACCCCAAGTCGGTTGACGACATCAAAAGCCAGGAAACGGCAAGGCGTAACGGGCGTACCTGGTCTGTTGGCGTGCACGGGGATTTTTCTCTTGTAGATAAGGCTACTGGGAAAACTATCGATCGGGTACCAAAGGCAAAGATAGTGGGCCTCCCCACTCTTACCCGCCGTTACAGCTTTATCATTGATGGCAAGGAGTACCAGACCGATCACGTCTGGAGACTGAAGTCGGGCGTTTACTCTCGTATTGCTGCTACGGGAGAACCCGAGATTATGTTCAACTTGAAGAAGGGATTTAACCAACGTGGTTTTCGCCTGATCCTGGATCCCAACAAGAAGAACTTTTCCTTTAAGTATGCATCGGCTAAGGTACCCCTTTACCCGGTACTCTCTGCCCTTGGGGTTTCCGACGGCGCTATGGAGAAGGCCTGGGGGAAAGACCTCTTCAACGCCGCAAAGACTTCTCCCCGCGATAAGCAGGCTGCTTTACGCAAACTCCTTACTTCTTTAAAGGACCCGGTGCCCGCAACAGAGGCCGGGGTGATAGACGCGGTAAGAAGCCGCTTTGCGGATACAGAACTTCGTCCCGACTCTACAGCACTTACTTTGGGGAAGCCGTATGCCACAGTAAACGCAGAACCTCTTCTAAAGGCTTCTACCAATCTTCTGGAGATACACCAGGGTAAGCGAGAACCAGATAATCGGGATGCGCTGCCCTTCAAGGACCTCTTAGGGATAGAGGACTTGTTGCCGGATCGGTTGGACCGCGCGCGAAATAGAGTAGCCCGGAAAATGAAGAATAACCTGGATCGGAAGGACAAGGTTAGAGAAATATTCGCATCAGATATTTTCTCCGGCCCACTCCTTTCATTCTTCCGGGAATCCTCTGTTGCCAACCAAACTCCCCAAACGAACCCGGTATCTATGTTGTCACGGTACCTGGGAACTACGTTGCTTGGCGCAGATGTTGGGGCCATCGGCTCTGCCTTCGGTGTTACCGCTGATGCCAAGGCAGCAGATCCCACACAGCTCGGTGTCCTTGATCCAGTACATACCCCTGAAGGGGATCGCGCAGGCATTTCTCTCAAGCTAACTACTGATGCCCGTAGAAAGGATGGGGCGGTAACTATCCCCGCGTACAACACGAAAACAAAGAAACTCGAGCTGGTTACCCCGCTTCAGCTTGCGCAGGCAGTGGTATCTTTTCCGGACCAATACCGCAAAGAGAAAGGTGGTTGGGTTCCAGTAACTAAGAAGGTCTCTGCGCAGACCCCTGAAGATTTGAAGGCTGTAGTGGACCCGGCAAAGGTAGACTACGTATTGCCCTCGGCAACTACGATGTTCTCCCCTATGACCAATCTGGTTCCTTTCCTACAGAACGATGATGGTACTCGAGTGGAGATGGCAGTCCGGCATATGGAGCAGGCGCTTCCCCTGAAGAACCGTGAGCCTCCGCTTATCCAAACGCACAGCCGATCTCTTGATGAGCCGGGGAGGACCCATGAGAGAGCATGGGCGGCGTTTGCCGCACACTCCTCTCCTGTAAGCGGCAAGGTAACTCGTATCACGAAAGACGGGATTACGGTTACAGGGAAAGATGGAAAACGGCACACAGTACAGCTCTATGACAATTTCCCCCTGAATGAGCTGCAAGCCTACCTGAGCTCTGAACCGGCCGTAGCTGTTGGGGACACGGTCAAGACTGGTGAGATAATCGCCGATACTAACTTCACTAAGGACGGTACACTGGCTCTTGGTACTAACTTGCGGGTGGGTTACCTGCCGTACAAGGGCCTTGTTTTTGAAGATGGCTTGTTGATTTCTGAGTCGGCTTCTAAGAAGTTGACTTCTGTTCACATGCACAAGCCTTCCATTTTTATGGACCGCGATTACGTACTCAATAAGAAGAAGTTCACTACCCTTTTCCCAGAAGCTATGAGTACAGAGAATCGCTGAAAGCTCGATGACGACTGTTTTATCAAGGTCGGGGAAGTGGTTGAGCCTGGAGATACTGTTGTAGCTGCAGCTAAGAAGGCCCCGATGACACCTGAGAAAGCTCTGATGAAGGGCATTCACCGAAGTCTTGTTCGGGAGTATACAGACCGCTCGGTTGTGTGGGACAAGGGTGTACGCGGTGAGGTGGTGGACGTTGTTCGTCGTGGGAAGTACATCGAGGTCCACGTACGAGCAGATTTCCCGGCACAGCCTGGGGACAAGTTGGCGGGTCGCCATGGGAACAAAGGTGTCGTTGCCCTTGTGTTGCCTGATGATGAGATGCCCCGGGATAAAGAAGGCAACGCCGTCGATATTGTTATGAACCCCTTAGGTGTCCCCGGCCGTATGAATGCCGGGCAGGTGCTTGAAACTTCCCTTTCGCATGTCGCTATCCACGAGGGATCTCCTCTTGCAGTACGGAACTTCCAGGCGGACCGGTCTACGCGCATTATTAAGGTTAAGGGTCACTGGCGTACAGTGAAGACTTCCGCTAAGGGCACGAAGAAAGTTTGGATTGAGCCCTATGAGTATGAGAGGGATTATCGTTCCATTGTTGATGATATGTTGGATGCTCGCGGTCTTTCAGAGGAAGCTGAGCTTTTCGATGATAATGGGAAAGCGCTCGGGAAGCAGCTTGTTGGCCACCAGTATATCATCAAGTTGAACCATCAGGCAGAGAAGAAAGCAGCCGCTCGTTCTTGGGGGCCAGGGTACGAATATACCATTAATATGGAGCCCAAGGGTGGTGGTAAGCATGGGGCACAACGTGTAGGTGAGTTGGGGCTTTTTGCGATGCTGGCGCATGGGGCAGTGAATAACATCCGTGAGATGCAGACTATCAAATCTGACCAATCTCAGGATGATATTTGGACAGCTGTGCAACTTGGCCACCCCCTTCCTCGCCCGCAGGTACCTTTTGCGTTCGAAAAGTTCTTGGCCTACCTCAAGGTTCTTGGATTGGATGTTGAGCGTGAAGGTGATGTCCTCACCGTTCTTCCCTTTACGGATAAGCAGGTAAAACAGCTCTCCAATGGAGAGTTGAAAGACCCCGGAAAAATCCTACGTGCAAAAGACCTACGCCCTGAGGCTGGTGGTCTCTTCGATGAGAAGATTACCGGTGGTGTAGGAGGAAAGCACTTCTCCCATTTTGCGCTTGCGGAAGCTTTCCCCAACCCATTGTTTGAGCGGCCGATTATGGCGCTTCTGGGACTGAAACACGACACCTTCAGTAAGCTTGTCTCCGGTGAATTGGGGATGGATAAGGATGGTAATGTGGTCCCCGCAGAGGAGGCTACTCGTATTGGGCCTCGAGCTACGCTTGGCCGAGCCCTTAAGGAGTTGGATATCCCCACTGAATTGCGGAAGGCTGAGAAGAGTCTTGAGGGAGCTAAAGACTCGAACCGTAACCAGCTCAACCGGAAAGTGAAGTATCTGCGTGCTCTGAAGCGTGCGGATAATTCCGCTGATGTGTACATGCAGGGCAATGTTCTTGTGCTCCCGCCCAACCTACGTCCGATTACTGTGCTGGATGATGGCAACCTCAATCGGGGAGATCTGAACCAGCTATACAAAGAGTTGAGCTTGAGTAACTCGCGCCTGGCGGAGATGCCTCCCGAAACTCCTGATGAAGAGTTGGCTAAACTCCGCGCGGAGGTTTATGGCGGTATTACGGCTCTAGCAGGACTGGTTGGTCCGGACCGTGAGCGGTTGGATATCCCAAAGGGGATCCTCGATATTATCGCAGGGAAATCTCCGAAGACTGGCTACTTCATGGAGCAGTTGGTAAAGCGGAAGCAGGATATGTCTGCCCGCGGGGTTATTGTCCCGGACCAGGAACTGCAGCTCGATGAAGTAGGGATGCCGGAAGCTACCGCTATGGAACTTTTCCGTCCTTTTGTAATGCAACATTTGGTGCGGGGCGGTATGCGGCCTCTTCAGGCCAAAGACATTATTCTCAATAGAAGACCTGAAGCGAGGATTGCCCTTGATGCCGTGCTGAAGGAACGGCCGGTATTGATGAAACGTGATCCCGTCCTCCATAAGTATGGGATTATGGCATTCAATGTTCGTATTAAAGGCGATAAAGAGATACACATCCACCCGCTTGTATGTAGTGGGTACAATGCTGATTTTGACGGGGACCAGGTGTCTTTGTTTGTTCCCGTATCCCAGGCAGCTGTAAAGGAAGCCTATGATATGTTGCCGAGCCGGAATCTCCTGAGCGCAGCTACTGGGCAGCCAATGTTTGTCCCAGATAAGGAAGGCCTGGTTGGGCTATATCTCCTTAGCCGTATGAAAGGTACCACTTCCAAAAAGTACGCCTCCGCTGATGCTCTGTTGAAAGCAGCAGAGAACCGGGAAGTTCGTTGGGACGTGGGGGTGAAGGTAGGGGGTACAGCAACTACTGCGGGTCGTGAGCTACTTAAAAAGAAGATACCCGCGAAATTACACAAGCACCTGGGTACTGGGAAAGAGTGGGCGTTCCACAAGCAGTCTCTGCGGGCTATCTTGAAAGATGTGGCACAGAAGACTCCGCAAGAGTACCCGCAGTTTGCGCAGACGCTGAAGGACCTCGGCTTCGGCCATGCCCACAAAATTGGGTTCTCCTTCAATCTTGATGCCTTTAAGGTGCTCGATAAGATTCGCGATAAGACTTTGAAGGAAGTAGAGCCTAAGGTTGCCGCCATAAAGAAGCAGGCGAAATTGCCGCGGGCTGAACGGGATGCGAAGATCGTAGACCTGTACACAAAGGCCTCTGCGAAGATGCAGAAGGAAGCCCTTGCCTCTCTTGAGAAAGACGATAATCCTCTTTGGATAATGTCTCGGGCAGGGGTGAAGCCAAACTGGGAGCAGATCAAACAGATCGTCTTGGCGCGTATGATGGTAAGCGATGCAGCAGGGAAGCCGATCCCAGCCGCAATTACTGGGAGCTACGGCTCCGGGCTCTCCCTTCATGATTACTGGCTGTCTTCTGGAGGTATTCGCCGGGGTATCATTTCCAAGACGCAGGAGGTTCAGGACCCGGGGGCAATTACCAAGCAGGTAGTCAAGACCACCATGGGTATTACGCTTACTGAGAATGACTGCAAGACCTCTAAAGGCATGCATGTCCCTGTAACAGATCTTTCTGTGTTGGATCGTACTTTGGCGAACAACGTCAAGGTGCGGGGCGAGACTCTCCGGGCAGGCTCGACGATTACCCCCGACACAGTAGCTAAGTTACGGCAGGCAAAGGTCTCTAAGATTCTCGTTCGCAGCCCCTTGAAGTGCCAGGCTAAGAAGGGCCTATGCCAGAAATGCTACGGGCTCGACCCTTCCGGCAACCCCGCACCCATAGGAGAGAACGTAGGGGTCATCGCATCACAATCCATCGGAGAGCCGGCCACGCAGCTTGCGATGCGCGTTTTTCACACCGGCGGCGCAGCCACTGGTGGCGCTGGTCTTGTGGATGGAATAGAGCGGTTGAAGCAGGTGCTACAAATGCCCCAAAAGCTGAAGGGTTCCGCTATCCTCAGCAAGAATGCCGGGGTAGTCAATTCCATCTCCAAGAGCCCCGTTGGGGGTTGGGATGTTAAGGTAGGCTCTGAGCAGCACCATGTACCTGCGAGCCGTAAGCTTAAGGTTACTAAGGGAACCCGCATTCCCAAGGGTGGGGCACTCAGCAGTGGGCCCATCAACCCCCGCGAACTTCTTGGGCTTACGAATGTATCAACAGTACAAAACTACCTGGTAGATGAGCTCGGAAAGCTGTACGACCCGGAGAAGATTCGCCACAGGCACCTCGAGGTAATTGTCCGGGCGCTAACAGATGTCGCGGAAGTTCGGGAGTCGGGGGATCACCCAGATTATCTTCCCGGAGATATTGTGCCTGTCCGAGCGATCCAATCCTGGAACTCTGAAAATGGGAAAAAGGACACTGTCAAGTATACCCCTGTTTTGCGAGGCACAAACATCTTGCCCTTCCATTTGCATGATGATTGGCTGACGCAGCTCAATTATAAGCATTTGCGGGATGTGCTGAAGCAGGCCGGATCCCAGCAGGGGATATCACATCTCCATGGGGAACATCCGATTCCCGGGATAGTTTACGGAGCAGAATTTGGGAAGGGAGAGAAGGGAACATACTAAATATCTAAATGGGATTTTTCTATGGTAAGCGGTCCTCAGCAGAGTGGAACAACATCAGCAGCAGTAGTACTCGGTACCATCGTGCAGGTATACCCAGGTACCCGCACAGTAGATGTCGAGGTCGACCTTTCCGGGGAGTCTGATATCTACAGCAACGTTCCGTACGGCACCCTGTACACCAATGTGGTAACTGGGACCCATATCGACTTTGTCCCGGAGGTAGGGTCTAAGTGTTTCGTCTACCTCATGTCCGATGGATCCGACCCTGTTGTAATGGGGTGGTTGAGTGCCCCCCTCCATGGAGCCTTCTCAGAGGATGACGCAGCAGAACCGGACGATGATTTCCTTGGTGGGAGGATGGGCCTGGCTCCTGGGGACATCGCCCTCTACAACTCGCGGGGCGCTACAGTCCTACTGCGTAAAGGTGGTACCCTGCAGATCGGAAGTTCTCCCCTTGCGCAGACTCTTTACATCCCTATCGATAACTTCATCCGGCACTTCTTCCAGAACTATGAGGCCAAATCCTTGCTTGGCACTCTTTTTTGGAAGCATGGAACTATCCAAACCGGTGATGATAAAACTGCTGCCCAGCTCTACTGGGGTATGAAAAAAGATGTTGAGGACCAGCATGTAACTATCAAAGTACGTGCCGGCCGTGCCGGGGATGACCAGTTCTCGCCGAGCCAAGATGAGTTATTCGGCTCTACTCGAGACAAGGCATACAAGTTTGGTTCCGGGTCCTATCCGGGGAATACGCAGGAGACAACACTTATCTCCATTTGCGTTGATCCTGAGAACACTGGGTGTACCTACACTTTCCAGGTAGATACTCTTGGTAACGTCTTTACAAAGGTTACCGGGGATATGCATTGGGAGATGGATACGGGTCACGTCTACGCCGAGAACGGGTTCGTGGTGGAGTTTGGTTCTGCCGGGAAACTGACAGGAGAATCTGACGGTTCTTTGAAGGCTACAGTGCAAGAACTTGTTGTAGAGGCCCTGTCCGGTATATCTCTGTCCTCTGGGACAGGGAGTTGCACGATAGACTCGGGGACTATAAACTTGGGCAGTAATGTGGCGCTTGAGAGCGCGGTCCTTGGGAAGGTGTTGATGGGTATGTTGGCCGCACATGTACATATGCCCCCCGCACCGGTACCACCTGGCGCGCCCCCAATAACCGGGGTGCCAACGGCGGATTGGATTGCATCACTCGAATCAGGAATAGCGCTTTCGAGTATTGTGAAGTTGAGTGGGTAAGCTAACTTAGGAGGCGATATAATGGAGTCTTTGTTTCTGACTACTCCACCGGACATGGAGAAGACCGCGGCACCGCGTACCAAGCTGAGCGATGATCCGAGTCTTTGGTCTAAGGAGTTGATTAGTGCTCTGCTTGAGCAGGCCGGGTATCTGGGCCAGTACCGAATTGACCAACGTACGCTCGATCAGGATGAGAAGCGCGGATATGCTTATGGCTTCTTTGCTGTCACTCCGCAGTCTGCACCGGATTTGCGTCCTTCGGATACTGGGCCGAATACTCCTCTGCCCTCAACAGGTCCTGGGATCCGCGTCCCGTTTATTGTGGAAAAGCGGAAGCTCAAGCCCCTGCTCACCTTCATCAATCCGGCAAACGGTTTGGCCTACCCGCTTACTCAGCGGCGTGTAGATGCTGTCCTCTATTCCCCATCGGCCTTTGACATCTCACAGACTCAGGCGGGTGTTGGTACTGGGACTTTGTCCGGTAGTGGGATGTTCCCTGATACCCCGGGGGAGGGTGTAGTAAAGACGGCTTCCTTGTGCGGTCTTGTTGGGCAAACGATCTCCCCTTCGCGGAAGGAGAAGATTGCCGAATTTATCTCCTCAGACCCCACTCTGTTGCACGGTCTCAAGGAGAATCCGCACTTCCGGGAGAAGGTTGAGCACTTCCTTTCCACGAAGTCCAAGGAAGCTTCTGCTATCAAAGCCACTGTCCGGAATAATCTTCCGACGGATGCTGTGCTGGTAGAAAGAACTCCGGATGGCTACAAGTTTGCCTCTGCTTGTACAAGAGCTTACTTCGACCAGGTGGACGAGCTGACCGGTGAGTTGCAGGCTGCGTTGCCTGAAGCCCTTCGAAAGGAAGCTGATGCTAAGGGGTACGCAGTTCGTATCCGGAATCTCAATGTTGCGCCAGAGGAAGTAAACCCGCCGCAGAAGATTAAGACCTCCGGGGCGTACATGGTGCAGACTTCCAGCACACACTCTCAGCCTGCTCTCGTGTTTACCCACGTACGAGACTTGGATGGGAAACCGCAGGATGGCCTTTTTATCAAGACTGCCTCCGGGCATTCCTACGTGCAAGAGGCTTATGGGACTCCTACGGATAACCTGCCTGCGAAGTTGACTGAGATGGTGTGGACTGAGCTTCCCCGTGGCCGCGGTTGCTTTGTGAAGGAAGGGTCTGCGGGTGCCATTGCCTCCCCGCCGGTCAACATCCGTTTCTACGAAGAGTCCGATGGGAAATATGCCCATTACGATTCCGGAATGACTTCCGGTAAGATCCGAGTTACTACAGGCGTCGATCCTGCCGATGGTTTCGTAAAACTCGCTGCCGGCCTTTACGCAGCCCACCCTGAAACTTTCGTGAGCTTCCTTCCTCTTGGGAAGAAGGTCAAAGTTGCCACCAATGAAGCTGTGGCAGTAAAGCTGGCGAGCGCTAATTTGCGCGGGTCTGAGGTGGAAATATCACATTCCGATGGAGAGTATACCCTCTCCGGTGCTCCGGTGCAGGCGCTCGGTGGTAAAACCTCCTTTGTTGGAGAACCGCAGGCTACTTTCTTCCTGGGTCTCGCTGGTGTGCCCCCGGTACTTGGTAAAACCAAGCTGGCGGAAGCGCAGGTCTTTGGAAGAACTACTGTTCGTGCACCGCGGATTATTGAGACCTACGAAGCACAGCAGGAGTTGGCCAAGGTCGCAGCAGTTGAGGCGATGCCCCACTTCCCAGAAGAAGACTATTCCCTGCTCAAGGTGGCGACCGCTCTCCAGGAGGAGAATACGGTAGATGCTGTACTTGGGCTCAATTTCATCACTCCTGAGAACATGGCAATCTTCATCGATTACCTCCCGTTCCTGGAAGAGGCCAGTTCGAAAGTCTGTGAGCTTCTGCTTGCATCTCAGCTGGGTGTTTCGGATGTTCCCGAAGATGCAGCTGTTCGTGCGATCAACGCCCTTGAGGCAATTACCGCGGGGCTGGAGCTCTTGAAGTTGAAGGGCCGCGAACAGGTACAGGCAGGATAGTGGATGCGGCTACCATGCGAATACTGGATAAAGGCTCTGTTGTCGATGGAGCCGCAGTTTTCCAATGAGGATATCCAAAGTGCGGTAGCCCTCCGTAGATTCCCTACTCCTGACGAGGTCTACCTGGAAGTACTGCGGCAGGAACTTCAGAAAACCAAGCCAAAGCCGTTCGACCCCAACGCACTCCACTGTATTCGCTGGCTACGAGACAATAAGCTATACGACCTTGTAGTCCGGCGACCAAAGGTTGTCGCGGCATCTACCCTATTGGGTACCGGGAATCTTAGGCAGAAGCTGGAAGCCATGTTGCTCGGGGAAGTCCCAGTTGATGTCATTCGAGATGTCATCTCTAAGTATTTCGGAAAGGAAATTGACGAGGAAGTAATCGGATATTACGCCCATTACTTTTGGAATAAAGATCTGCTGGATCTGGATGATTGGAAGGCCCTCCTTGATAAGTACCAGCATGGGAGCAGCCTTTGGTCTGTCTATGTAGCTTCCGATCCACATGCCGCGCTTTTGGCTGTGGGGGAACCTCTGCAGTTGAAGCCCGAGGATATGCTGAAGTACATGACTGACCAGGCCTTCTCTAATTTCAGGGCGGTGGCGTCTGCAGATCCAACCAACGTAAAGACTACGGGGTCTGCGAAGACGTGGGCGGATATCGCTCTTCGCGGACTTGATTTGCAGGAACGGGCCAAGTCTTCTACAGACACAGCACTTCAAATGCTCGAGATGATTATGTTACGCTTTAGTGAAGATACTCCCCCTTCAGCGGAGGAGTTGCAGGCGCGTGGGGGCAAGATTATTCAAATGTCTGGACCCAACGCCCCCAAGAGGCTGACCGATGGCGAAGAGAAGTAAAAAACGAGACGCCCTGTATGCCGGGCTGGTAGGCGGTGCTACAAAGTCTATCATCGGCGATATCCCCAAAGGAGCTGTGGACCAGGTCGCTGCAGATGCAACTAAGATGAAGTTGACCGGGAAGCCTGTTCGCGGGGCATTTAAGGGCAGCAAGATGCTGCGTGCGCTCAAAGGACGCGCTACCGGTCGCGGGCTCGGCGGTCTCATCGGCGGCACTGCAACTTTCCCTGTTTTCGCAAGTGGCATGGCGGATATCAAGTCGGGTGAGAAAAAGCGGACAAAGAAGGGCATCGCAAAGGTTATCGGCTCGGGAGCCATTTACGGCTACGGCAAGGGTGGCATTGAGGGTGCCTGGGAAGCTTATGCTAAGAAGAAGCCAAATTGGGGCAAACACTTTGGCCCAAAGGCCCTTGGCCGGGGTGCTACAGCAACCGCTCTTGCATCTGCTTTGGCTCTGGGGCTTGCCCATAAGATGAAGTCCAATACAAAGGGTGCTAAGAAGGGGAAGAAACCAAAGAGCATCCTTCCTGTAGCTGCTGCTCTTGGTGGGCTGACCGGTGCCGGGAAGGGGCTCTCGGAAACAGTCATTGCTGATGTCTCCAAGCAGAAAAAGCTGTTCTCCCCGAAAGCCTACGGAAAAGCATTCAAGCAGCCAGTAAAGTGGTTGCCCAAGACTGTTGGTCGTGGGGCAGCCGGGGCATTCGGTACGATGGTACTTGGCGGGGTTCTCCAGAAAGTCCTCGCAGCTAATAAGAAAGGTAAGGTAAAGAAAGCATCTAAGGAGGATATTATGGAAGAACTTATTATGGGAGCTTTTACAGATGAGCTGGAGAAGGCTGCTGGCTTGAAGCAGGTGGTGCGGCGGACGCTGGCTTTAGCCAAGAATCCCCACAAGAAGGGGCTTCTTGAGGCCACTACCCGTTCTGTAGGGAAAGTGGGTGATAGCTGGAAACGGCGGGGGCTTTCCCCTTCTGAGGTAACAACGAAGTTTAGGGAAATGGGCGGTGCGCCGTTCGTAAGGAAAATGGTTACTGCCATAAAGAAAACTCCTTCGGGGGGCGGAGATAAAGCTTTCTTTAAGTCTCTCCCTGATACTCCTGCTCGTGCGAGATTGATTGCTGCTATTAAGCGGGTAGAGGCGAGGTAAATGGACAAGCTTGCACAATTCCTTGGGCAAACTAAGGTAGCCGGGGTAAAGGAAGGGTTCAAGCCCTACCCGCATCAGCAGGCGGCTGTCAATAAGTTCTTCAACCAGGGGCAAGTGATTCTTGCGCATGCCACTGGTACTGGGAAGACGGCTACTGCAATCTTTGCTTTTGAAAAAGCTAAGGCTGCCGGACGTGCGAACAAAGCCCTTGTAGTTGTGCCGGCTGGTTTGAAGACCAACTTCGTGAAGGAAGGTATCCAGAAGTTTACGCAGTCTTCCCACCAGGTTGTTGGGTCAAAGGCTGCGGCCAACAAGGACCCCAACGACAACATCCATTATATCGATGAGATAACTCCGGCAGCAGATTACACGGTCATCTCTTACGATATGTTCCGTCGGGACCCCATTGGCCTCATCCGCCGGAGTGGCGCTGATACCCTGGTTTTCGATGAGTTCCATAAGCTGCGCTCTGAGCGATCACGTACCCATAAGGCAGCACTTCAGGCCCGGCAGTACAGTAAGAACTTCATTGGGCTAACTGCGAGTCCGGTGAATAACAGTCCTGCGGAGATTGCTACTCTGGTCAACATTGCGACCGGGGGGCAATTTATGTCCAAGTCTCTCTTCAAACAAAGGTACATGCGTACTATTGGAAAGGAGAAGGGTTTTTGGGGTGGTAAGAAAGATATCAAAGCTCTCGTGAATCCGGGCGAGATTGCACATTATGTCACGCCCGTCGTTGACGTACGAACAAGTAAAGATGTCGGAAAGAGCATGCCTGCAAAGCAGGTGGAAACTGTTCGGGTTCCAATGTCAAAGGAGCAAAAGCTCTACTACGACTACGTCATGGATAAGCTGGGCCCAATCAAGAAGATGATTGCTAAGGGAGAGACTAACCTCTCTCCACAGCAGCTTGCTCATGTGTTTGGGAAGATCATCCACGCCCGCCGGGCATTGAACGATATCTCCTCTGCCAACCCGGAGTACACAAAGGCACAGTCTGCTGAGTTGACCCCTAAGACAAAAAAACTGCTGGATGACCTCCAAAACCATCTGAAGGAGACGCCGGATGGGAAGGCTGTTGTCTACAGTAATCTCATCAAGGGAGGGTTGGACGTTGCCGCGGCTGGTCTGCAACAGCGGGGAGTTCCTTTTGGGGTATTTGCTGGTACTGGTAGAACTATCGGGGGTAAGAAGGTGACTCGCGATAGTAGGGATGTAGACATTGCAGACTTCAAGGCCGGCAAGAAGAAGGTTGTCCTTATCTCTGGTGCAGGGGCAGAAGGCCTCGACCTGAAGAATGCTACCGCGTTCTTCTCAATGGATGGGCATTGGAACCCGGAACGTGTGCACCAGGCCGAGGCCCGCGTACGTCGATTGGGTGGCCAATCCCATCGGCCTCCTGAGAAGCGAAAGGTGCTTATCAAACGGTATACAACGGCGTATCCCAAGGGTTTCATCTTCAACCGTAAACCCGGGGCTACAGTTGACCAGTGGGTGTACAACGTTGCCCGGAAGAAGCACCAGTTGAATGAGAGCATGCGGAACGTTTTGAAGGTGAAGCAGCCCAAGGGTATCCGTATGCACAAATACTTGCGGAAGTACCGTAGCCCTAAAACTGGTGAATGGGTCTATATTTACCCACCGACGGGGTAGCTAATGTCGAAGTACAGTATTCCGAAGCCAAAGTATGTCCCCACTGGAGGTGAGATTGGGAAGCCCCATAAGCCCCCCAAGCCCTTCATCACTAAGGACCCGCAGGTAACCCGCGCAAAGCGACCGTACGCCGTCTCGGGTAGAGTCCCTCCCCCACCAAAGTTGAAGCCCCTTCCGTCTAAGCTACGGAAACCCAAAATGTTACCACCCCCGCTTCCTATGAATCAGCTGCAGAAGATTGGGGCGCAGCTTGTCGATTCCCCTAAGATACCCTGGTGGATGCGGTATCCCTACCGTCCTGTGCTCTCTGCTGCAAGTGTTGGGAAGAAAGGTATCGAGGCCGGTATTTCGGGGAAACGACGTGCTCAGCGTAAGATGCAGGAGATCGCCGCTGCTCTGGAGAGGAGAAGATAACCGTGCTCCCCATTGGGCTCCAGTCTAAATCCAGGGAACCGGCAAAGCTCACCCTCTCGAATTTCGTTGAAACATCTTTCCGTCTACCCAAAAGTGGAAAGCTCGAGCCCTTCTCATTTGAGGGCCGTAGGTATTTGCGGCGTGTCTACGACACTCCCTCGAGAAAGACTATCCTCATGTGCGGCCGTCAGGTGGAGAAAAGCACATCCCAGGGCAATAAGATGATTGCGGCCTCCGTGTTACGTCCGTATATCAAGATACTTTACGTTGCTCCCCGTCAGGGACAGGCGCAAACCTTTAGTCGTGATCGCCTGAAGCAACCTCTGCTTTGGTCCGATTTCTTGAGTAATTTCCAGACCAATCGGGGTGCCAAAGACAATGCGATGTACAAGGAGTTTGTTTCTGGGTCTGAGATTCGACTTGGTTATGCATTCCTAACTGCAGATGCCATCCGCGGTATCATGACAGATTTCCTCTTTGTGGATGAGCTCCAGAACATCCTTGCCACCCTCCTCCCGGTTATCGAGGAGTGTACGTTTGCTTCTGAGCACAAGCAATTCCATTACGCCGGAACTCCGCTGACTGAATCGAATACCCTTTCCAGAACATTCAAGAAGTTCTCTACGCAGAATGAGTGGATGATACCTTGCGATGCTTGTGGGGGTGGGGATTACCGGTATTGGAATTTGCCTGGGGAAGAAAATATCGGAAAGGAATATTTATCGTGTGCTCGCTGCGATGCGCAGATACACCCGATGCATTCTTCTGCCCAATGGGTTTCGATGAATCCAGAGCCTGGGGTTGAAGAACCGTTTGAGGGTTTCCGTATTCCGCAGATCATCTCTCCTCGGGTATCCTGGCCGGAACTGCTGGATAAACGGACAAGGTACCCCCGGGCCCAATTCCTCAATGAGGTACTTGGGGTTCCCCATGATGTTGGGGCAACTCCTATTACGGAAGCAGAGTTGAAAGCAGCGTGTGATCCTACCGTTTCGATGTACAGCAGCCAGTACCCACATGGTACTTCCTACTTCAAGGCCGCTGCGCAACCTAAGTGGATGGGTGTTGATTGGGGTTCCGCGGAAAATTCCTATACAGTTTCTTCCATAGGAACATACATTCACGGAAAGTTTACGTTCATCCATTTCCATAAGTACGTGGGAGAGTTGTCGGAACCCAAGAGGCAGATGGCCCATATAAAGCATCTGTATTCTGAGCATCCTGGCATGGACATCATCGGGGTCGATTACGGCGGTGGTTTTGATAGGAACCATGATCTTGTTACAACCTTCGGTCCGCGGAAAGTAGCGCAGTACCAGTACGCCGGTCTTAGCGGGCTCGTCAAATGGCAATCTCAGCTCAATCGATTTATTGCCAACCGAACAGAAGTAATGAGCATGTTTTTCAATGCAATCAAGAAGGGGCACATCCGGTTCCCCCGTTGGGAGGAGTTCAAGCCCTTTGCAGAGGATTTCTTGAACATCTACAGTGAGTATCGTGAGGACAGGCATACAATTGTCTACGACAAACTAATTGACGGTACCGATGATGCATTCCACTCTGCACTTTATTGTTTCCTGGCGAGTATGCTGTCCCACCCTCGACCGGACGTGATGAACGCCGGTGTGGCATACATGGAAGAGCAGAAAGGCCAATAGGAGTAGTATCTTGACACATATACGCTACTCTCTTTACGATATACTCGGCGAATAGGAGGATCGATTCATGGACTCAATCGTGCGGTTTCTTACGTCCTGCGGCCCCTCGCATAAGACAAAGGACTTCCTTGAGGATTTAGGCAAAACCGCTGCTCGTAAGATGGTTGGGTCTGAAGAGGATATGAACTCGACTATTGCGGGTTTTGTGAAGGATAATGCACTCAATCGAGAGCAGACACGGCGGGTAGTTGAGGCGGCGAATAACGAGGCTTTCTCCCTATTGATGAAGAAGGAAGCTGGCTACATTACGTTCGATGTGGCCGATGCTACTAAATGTGGAGGTACTGAGGTGAAGACCAAACTTGCGAAGGCCAATTATATCCCAGGGGAGGATTTCATCTCTACGGAAAAGCTGGCACACGCGTTGTTCGGGGAGGTGGGCGGAGCTGAGGAGCAGACATCCGCGGTAGAGGACCCGATCGCTACCCGGCAGAAGCTGGCGCATATGTTGGATGCAGTAGAGGACCTGAAATCGCGGGCCCTGAGTAAGGTAGCCTCTTTGCAGAATTACGTGGCGGAGGCAGTACAAACTGGCGAGCTCTCTGTAGACGAAGTATCTTCAGCACTTGCAGCTTCTGGCTCCAGCCCGGAGTTCATTAAGATTGCTTGCGCTCGAACAGAAGTTTGCCGCGGTACAGGGAATGACCCAGCCTCTTCTATCCCGAATCCCAAGCACCCGCTGTTGGTTAAGGCCGCGGAGTGTAAAGAAGCAACCCGTCTGTACATGGAATCCAAAGCAGAGACCATGCCTCAGGTGGAGGAGATACTCAATGCGGCGAAATAATTCGGTACAGTTGTCTCGGGAGATGGTAAAACTTGCGGGGCCACTCAACCCAGTACATCTCCTGGGGCGGCTGGCCACAAAGAGTACGGTGAAACCTGTGCTCTCAACTGGTAAGGATATTTTGCTTGGCGCAAAGAAGCTCGTTGGCCCCCTTCGGGGTTCGCGCCTCCGTTGGTCTGTGAGAGACGCAGCGAAACTGAAGGGGTATCGGCAGCTAAGTAATAAAGAGCTCGCGAACTTGCCGGCAAATA